CCCCACCACCAGTAAGTTGCAGCGAGTTAGTCAGAGTGATGTTATTTGCAAAGACGTCGAATCTTGCCGTAGTAGTGCCGAGAGCACCACCGTTTGCATTCGGGCGAAGTGTACTGTACGAGATAGTATCGTATAAAAATGCATTGAAACGGTTTGAAGTATTACCGAGTGGCTGCTGATCTGCAATCAGAAGAACCCCGCCTTGACCGATAGTCACGTTAGCATATACAAGAGAACCGTTTACTACAAGGTTACCAGATACAACAAACAAGTCGTTTTTAAAGTGCGCGTTGGCTTCTACGTCGACACGATCATAGAAGATCGCGTTGCCAGAAGCAACTAAACCGTTATCAACCTTAAATCTACTATTTGCGCCTGCCATGTTTTACCTTACTTAATGAATTGCGCTACGACTTTAGCCGAGCTGCTTGCTATTTTTTGGTTTACATACACTCTAACGTTAGTAGTATCTGCATTTGCTGAGAAGTTACCGAGTAAGCTCAGACCAGCATTCGCGGTGGCAGGAGATGAAACTGTACCGTATGTAGTCATATAAGCATCTGTAGTATCATGAGCGATCAAAGCTTCAGAGATCTGTGTGTTACCGGCATTCTTGAGTTGGATCAGAAGCTTAGCGCTGCTGTAGTCAGCTTTCGCGAATTGGAAGATTAGAAGATCTGAACCAGTCGTAGCTCCAAGATTTCCATTGGCAAACACATCAACGACGTGCTCAGTCTTAAAAGTCACAATGTTTGCATGTGTAGCAGGACCAGTCACTGCGAGCGTATTCGCTAGAGTAGTGACTCCTGTTACTCCAAGAGTACTCGAAAGCGTTGTAGCTCCTGTTACAGTGAGCGTATTCGAAAGATTAGTATTTCCTGTTACGGCGAGTGTACTTGCAAGAGCAACGTTCGAACTGACTGTCGCAGCACCTACAACAACAAGATGGCTTGTCGGCGTAATGGTAAGATTTGCAGATGCGGTAATCGATCCATTACCAATCGCCGTATTAAACGTTGCATTGCCGACAAGTACAGTAGTAGCATTTGCAAAGACATTCGCACCAACTGCAACTACTGTTTGGTTAGCAGTGACGATACCGGCAAAGAATCCTGTCGGAGTAACATTAGATGTCGACGTTGAGTTAACAATGCTAACGATTCGAGTATTCGCTAAAACGGTATTACTACCTTCTGCGGTGAAGAATCGAAGTGATGTTAGCTCAGAAGCATTAAGCGTATTACCTACAAATACTCCGCTGCTATTCGCTACTACATTACCAATCGCACCTGTTCCAGCGATTTGAACTGTACCACCGTTGGTAGCATTTGCAGTGACATTGGCGCCGAGCGAGATCTGAATAGTATTGGCAGTAAAGATGCCAGTTTTGAATGCATTCGGTTCAATGTTTGCAGTGGCACTCGAGTTAGCGATGCTAATGATTCGAGTATTTGCAAGAGTGGTGTTTGAACCTTCAGATGCAAGGAAACGAACTGATGTGACTTGTGAAGAGTTTAAAGTATTACCTACATGCAGGCCACTACTATTTGCAACCGTATTGCCGACCGTACCAGTTCCTGTTACTTGGATCGTGCCGCCGTTGGTAGCATTCGCAGTGACATTGGCACCAAGTGAAACTTGAATGGTGTTAGCTGTAAAGATGCCTGTCTTGAAACTGATAGGATCAATATTTGCAGATGATGTTGTATTGGCAATGCTAATGATCTGATTGTTTGCGAGTACGGTATTGCTACCTTCTGCGGCAAAGAATCGAACACTCGTCATCTGACTGTTCGTAACAGTATTGCCTACATATAGGCCGCTGCTATTTGATACACTGTTACCTACTGCTCCGGATCCTGTGACTTGGATCGTACCACCATTCGTGGCATTAGCAGTGACATTGGCACCTAATGTAATCTGAATCGTGTTCGCTACAAACAATCCAGTGCTAAAGCTAATTGGATTCATCGTAGCAGTGTTAGTGCTATTCGCGGCAACAACTGCGAATGCAGTTGCTGTTGTATTCGTGGTCGAGTTCGACTGAATCGTCAGCTTCGTTGTGTTAGCGACAAGGTTTGCACCAGTCAAACCAGCATGTAGACCGTACTGCCACATGAATGTGTTCGAAGAACCATTGGCAACTTCCAGACGAATTTCGGTCGATGTCACGTTGCTCAGAACAGTGTTCGTACTGATCATGAGATTCGCAAACGAACCGTTGACGTTTCCGCCTTTCATCCAGTTTGTTACGACGAGATTATTAGCCCCGAATGTTCCGTATAGCTGAGCTGTTCTTGGAAACGCAGTGTTACCCGTGTTTGCATACGTGCTATTTGCAGTGATGATTTCTGTCGAAAGCGCGTGAAGAAGTTCATTGGTCTCGAGGAGCCAAACCTCGAACGAGTCGGTAATTACATCAACATTAGCTACTGGTCTTGACATTAATTTCTTCCATTCACTACTTGTAAGAGTAGAGTTTTAATTTCTTTGAGATCGTCTTCGACTGCACTGATTCTATTCGATAGCTCTTTGCTATTCTTCGCTTTCGATCTCTCTGCTACAAACTTTGCATAAGATGCATCGTCTGTATTTATGAAAGCTCCAGTAGAAGTATCTTTCATGAATCCATCAGTTTCAGTCTTGACTAACATTATGCGGAAACTCCGATAACCTGAATAGCCTCTACCTTTGGAACAATGTGAGATTGCGTTGCAAGAAGAACGATCTTAATTTGCATCGATGTATAGCGATCGAACTCTACATATTCTGAGTTGACATATCTTACAGTGTTATCATTTTCAACATTGTTCCATGCAATATTTCTGTACTTCAGTTTATCGATAACAATATCTGATCTTGTAACTCCGGCCGACACGAGACTTGAAGTTGTAATGTTTCGATATGTGCTGATCGCAGTAGTATTTGCTGCCGAGACCACGAACACTTCATGATTACCAAAGTCTTGATCTTTGATTCGAATCAAGTCGCCAGCAGTCACTGTCGCCGAATGATCGCTTGTTGTAGTAATTGTATTCGAACCAGATGTAATTGATCCAGTTCCTGGAAGAGCGACTTGAAGTTCAGGAGCAGTATCAAATCCATATGTAAACTCGTAGAAGTCATTTGGATCTGTCGAGCTAAAGCGATCGATATTATCTTTTAATACAAGCGGAGTCCACGCTTTACTTTGGAATGATTCTCTGTCTGCCGCGTTATGAACTTTTGCATAGACTTTGATTTCTGTTCCAGCTGGACGATATCCTGTCAGATATACTACGATATCTTCTGCATATTTGTCTTGGGCAAATCTAATAACTTTTGAAAGATACTTCGATTTAGCAAGGCCGTTTGCGCCAGTTTCTGTATCATAACTAGCAATGCTGCTAAGTCCTACTGTTCTTGTTTCTGTGTAAACGTTGTTGATGTCGTTCTGATAGAAGTAGAAGTCAAGTTCGCGAGTCGTTGCATAAGGAACGCTGAAGCGGTCGATTTCGGCACTGCTCACAGCAATATTTAGATTCGCGACAACTGATTTTCTTCTGTCTCCAAAAAGATTTGAGCTCTTTGAGGTATCAACTTCGACTGAGCGAGATAAGATATATCCTGTCGCCGACGTATCATTCATTTGAAGAAGATTAATGTTTGTTGATGTAGAAGACAACTGATTCGCAGAGTTGGCAATCTTATAGTTAAGAGTAAATGTAGATCCAGAAGGATTGCCGATTAAGAATGAAGGCTTAAAGTTATCAACAGGATAGCTATCGATAGAAGCGATATTTGCAGTTGCTCCTGATCTTTCTCCTATAATTCTGCCGCCACTCACCGCAAATTTGTTTGTAGCATTTGCTGAAGAGTCTGCCAAAATCAACTTATACTTTGGATAATCTATGTTATAAGCTAAACCTACAGGAGGAACTTTATAACCGATTCCAGAAGCAGAGAAAGCTGGCAGGCTTGCAATTGTCATATGCGTGGCATTCGTGATAGCATTGACAGACAGAATCTGTTTTGCGCCGCCGCTTTGAACTAAAATTTTAGCTCCGCCAAAAAGATTAGTAAATGTGGTTGCAATACCAACTACGTTCAAACTGTTCGTAGAAACTGTGACAGTGCCACTGGCATTCGCGATGTCTTGATAGATGTATTCTCCACCGATAAATGCACCTGTATTGGTATTGTCAATCGTAAAGAATTCATAATCTTTATTTACAAGACTGATTGTAATGTTATTGGCAGTGTATCTGGCCACCTTTACCTTAAACTTCAGATCTCTGTCGCTCAGTGAACGATGAGTAGAAGTGTTCGTAGGAACATATAGCTTTCCGCCATGTGTTCCTCTTGAACCTACAGACAATGTATTAGTAATCTGACCGTCGGTTACGAGTCTATCACCGAGTACGTTTTGCCATACATCAAATCCTGGATCATTAAATTTAAGAACTAATCCGTAATGCTTTCCAGTGGCCAAACGAACAGGATCTCGAAATCCAATGGCAGTCGCCGCTGAAGCATCTTGAGAAGTATTAATCAAATCATACTGAATAAGAGTCATGGAGTTGCGAAGCTGACGAGTCTCAAAAGGAGAATCGTTTTCTACTTCGCAAATCCAAGCATTTACTGTAGGAGCCACTGCACCTGAAACGGTGGCTCCACGCACAGGCTTAGCTTTAAAGAATACGTCGATGGATGTGAGCATGACTTCAGGAGCGTTAGCCACTGTTTGCGGATTCACGTAAAAGGTTTGAATATAGTTAAAGCCAGACATGCATTTCCTCTTTTATTTTTATTATTTATCTACCACTCTGTTGATCTTATGGTATATTGAAATTTATCTGTGATTCAAAGTTTCGAAGATCGAGTCTAAGCACGTTGTAAGTACCACTTGGATCAATGAATGTATCAACTGCTGATTCAGTTGCATTACCTCCTCCGCCACCACTCTGAGTGTTAGTTCTGGCGTCAGCTTGTGCAACAGAAGTAGAAGTGGTTGAAGCAGTAACATTCAGATTATTAGTATTTGTAGCAGAAAGATTAGAGTAGTAGGCAAGAGTAATTGCACCTGCTGCTCTCGAAGTTCCATCAGTGTTTTCAATTACAAATCGTTTTTGTCCAGCAATATTAGAGATGATACGATTTTGTGCCGTAACATCAGTTGCCGCTTCATCGAGACCAGCATCATAATAAAAATCGAATGTCATGACACCGTTTTCGTCGCTTCGAAGGCCAGTAGTATTCGTTGTAGATGTTCTTACTTGTGAACACTTCGAAGTTCTGTTTTCTCCATCAAACGTAAACGTATGATTTGTATTCGGCTTCAAGCCAGATACAGAAATTACAAACTTCTGAGAATCGGCAATGTATTGTTGATTAATATCGCCGCCAAAAACGTAATAATTAAGCAACGAATTGGTAATTGTAAATGAACTCGGGTTTATGTTATGTACAGCGCCCGTATATTCAAACGTATTTGGATTCGCTACCGTAATTGTCGAAGTTGTTACAGAATCTGTAGGATATTGCAGAAGGTAACCATAAGTTCCCGTTCTACCTTCTCCACCAAATAGACCACCGCGTTTCTTGCCCTTGTATATTCTCACTTTTGCATATTGGCCTGCCGCAGGATCATGCGTCCACGTGATCTTAAATTGATCTTCAAGGAAAGTACCAGAATCGATACCAGTTGGATATGACTTACGCTCTATGCTTCCGACATGCTCGACTCCACGACCATCATTTAATTGTCTTATTTGATAGAGTCTGGCAATATCTGCGCTGGTAATAGAAGTCGCAGAAGCAGAAGTTTGAGTGGCCGTCCATGGACCATTTTCTGAAGCTCCTTGATAGACGGTTGCCGAAATGGCATTGTCGCGAGAAACTACATAAAGTTCTGCTGGTCCAGAAAGACTGCTGAATCGATAAACGAATTCTTCGAACACTGTACCAGAATCCGAAACGCTGGTGCTTCTTTCTCTTGCTACTGTTGATTCTATTCTTTGAGTAACAGTAGTAACAACCACATTTCCAGTTGTATTTGCAACAGTATTTGCAGCAGTATTTGCAGCAGTATTTGCAACTGGAAGAGGTCCAGCAGTCGCGACGCTTTGTTCTCCAATAACAAACTCGTTATATGGAAGTGTCAGAATGCCATCTTCTTGTCCTGTGCCATCTGGCTTAAACTGAAGATTTAACTCTCTCAGATATGGACCAAGCTGGTCGTTTTTAATAGTAGCATAAAATTCTGGGCTTCCGATGTCTGCATAAACATAGTCGGTGAAAGGATCTACGAAGAATCCAAACTTAAATCTATCAAGTGCCGCGTCGAGGCTACTCGGAATAAATCTTGCCTTTGCGAGCGCTTCGGCAAGAGTAAACGATACGTAATATTCCAGATCTTTAATTCTTCTATCAAGGCTACCGATATCAGACATCGTATAACGGCGTTGCTGAATGCGAGTTCTTTGAGAAGCACTAATTGAAGGCTTAATAGTATAGACATTCTTTCTTTTTCCAGAAATAGCGCTCGTCACCTTTGTATCTGTGATAGCAATCATCTCAGTCGAAAGCACTTCTGGAAGAGAAGGATACGGAGGAATGTTGTATATTTGCAAAGTAAGAGAGCTATCTTGTGCCGGTGGCAGGACAGGAGAAATGCTTGGTTCGCCACCTTTTATTTCAAATCCACCGATAGAATTGATAATAACTCGATCAACTCTTCCAAGATAAGAACTTACATTTGCAGACAATGTAGAGTTAGGCACAGGGAAAAATGCGCTAGCCGAAGAGAAGTAGTTTGTATTCGAAGGCAGTGTAGGATTGATAATCGACGCAGCGTTTGCACCAGCAGCAACTGAAGAAATATCAGTCACATAGTTGATTGTATTTGCAGCCGATGGACGAAGATCTACGCAATCTCTTACGTCATAATAAATTCCAGTTTTTCCTTCGAACTCTGGAAGTTCCATCGTATTAATGCTTACGTCGCTCACTAGCGAAGCAAGATTTGCACTGTCATTGATCGTATAAGAAGAGATTGTCTTGACACCTGACGCAGATTGGAAAGCATCAAACTTTACAAGAAGAATATCATTCGCAGCAAGCGCATCGTATCTTGGCTTTCTGACAAGCTTCGAAATATCAAGGAAATCTTCATTTTGACCTGAGTCAATATAAAACTGGTTCGTGACGTCCGTAACACCGAATGTATTCTCGGTGAAGTACATCGTATTGCCAGTAAACTTATGAGCAGAAGTACTGTTTGAAGTCAGTGTAAGATTTGCTCCGCCGCGAGTAGCAGAGAGTGCGAATCCAGATGTATTTGCATATACGGCAAAGTATGTGGTAGCATTTGCAAGGCCACCGAGTACTCCGACACCTGCAGCATTCGAATATAGAAGAGAATCGCCGTTCGCGAATGGGTTATTCGTGATAGTAATAAACGCGTTAGCGGTTCCAGATCCTGTAATATCTGTGGCTACGTTAAACGTAATATCTTGAGCAGTCGCGTCTTTCTTGTATACTCCACGAAGGCGATATACGTCAGATACACCGAGCGGCCATGGTCCTTGAATACCTGCGCTGTTGTTATTTGCAATACGAATTCTTGCATAGTTACCACGATTTGACGTCTTGGCAGCAGAGCTTACATTGTTTCTTTGTGCATTATACACCACCGAAACAGGCATCGACGCGGCGGCATTTGAAGTAGCATTCGCAACATTATTACCGAAGTAGATCGTCATGACTTGACTGTTCGAACTATCAACGTTCGCCCACTTCGTGGCTTTATTTGTCAGTGAGATCGGAATATTCTGTGGATAATAAAGAGTAATGCTACCACCAGAGTATGTTTTGCCTGGAGCAGTGGCGAGAGTCATTAATGTACTATTTGCAATCGATGCGATTTGGGCCACAGCAGTATTTCCAGCCGTAGAATTGGCAAGAAGAACATAATCTCCAGGAGAAAATTGTGTAGTAAATAATGAACCAGTTCCTACAACATTAGCAGTCGTATTATTAGCAGTACTAATAGTGCCTGTTGCGGTTATCTGAGACTTAAAGTTACCATTAGGAATTACAATCAAATCGCGTTTCTCAGAAGTATTCAGCTCTTCTGTATACGGGAAATATTCATTTGATGAAAGATTTAAAACAACATAACCGTCAGAATTAGAAGTTTCAGTTGTGTTAATGGTTCTGTATTGATATGTGATGTTAGAAACATTCGACGTAGCATTCTTTAACTTGAAAAGAAGCGATGAGTCTGAAGTATCTCGAAGTACTGCTCCAAGAGTAGCATCAATTACTACGTCAGCAATTGCTTTATTGCCACTGCTATAGTAGATGCTTCTTACGTCCTTAGTATTTGAACCGCCGTTCATCTTAATGTCAAAGAGATACATTCTGTATACGGCATTCGAATTACCTACATCTCCACTCTGATAAGCAAAAGTGCGGAGTCTTGCTGTACCAATCTTCGTTCCGACTGGGGAAATTGTAGTCGAGCCAGTGCTAATATAATTGGCGGCATTCGCATAAAGATCTACTTGACCACCGATGTCAAAGTTGAACGAACCGGCAAGTTCGTCGACTTCGAAATAGTTACCATAACCGAGACGAGTTTGCGAAGCAGGATCATTCAGCTTCGTCGTACCCTTATTCATGTTTTGCTTATAGTTGTCGATAGTTTCGATACGAATACCGTTGATATAAGCTTTACCCGGATCAATGTTCATCTTGACAAGGCTAGCAGTATCTGAGAATGTGCCAGAATCTTTCGTCAGTGTAAGGAACTGATCGATGACATAGTTGCCAGATTCTTCGTAAGTTCTTGCTGCGAGTTGACGTCCGATGACATTATAGACGGTGTCTTGATTTACACGATAAGGACGACCATCTGTGAACTCGATGATAGGAAGAAATTCTGAGTTTGCATCAGCTTCGGCTTTTGTCAGTACGCTGATGACTGGTGTCAGCTTTAGACGATCTGCACCAGGAGCGGCAAAGTTGAAAGTACCAGTGGCGTTGTCAAGAAGTGACTGATCTTGGTTCGAATTGACGATGCTTTCGTTTGTATAGAAACCGACAGACTTATCAAAGCCAGTATTCGAATACTTGTTCACAACTTCAAACTGAGAAGCAACTCTCGAGAAGAATCCTTTCTGATAGATTGTGCCTTCGCCGATCGTAACGCCATAACCAGTTCCGATAGGAACAGCTGTCGCGTTTGCTACTTGGATCGTAGCAAGGAATGTTTCTGCTGCAAGTTCGAGCTCGCCTAATTCGGTGGCAGTAAATGTAGAAGTGGTCGAGTTATTTGCGATGGTAACATGCGGTTCGACATAATAGCCTGAACCTTGTCCAATGATCTGAACAGCTGTGACTTTACCTAGACTGTCTGTTGTAAGTGAACCAACGGCACCTGAACCAACAATTGCAACTACGTTAGCAGATACACCAGATCCGAAGTTACGAATCTGCTCGCCAGCTGCAAATCGGAACTTAATCGTATTTGCAGAAATAAGATCAGAATATTCTGGTCTCACCTTCAAGATAAGAGCAGAGCTATTAGCAGTTGTATTCGCTTCGATAATCACGGCATTTGCAACACCGTTCTGAATTACAGATCCGGCCACAAAGCTTGCAGCTGCTGCTGCACCGCCAGTACTATTTTGTACAGCAAGTGCCGACATCACTACAACCGTGTCGCTATTACTAAACTTCGAAGCGCCATCGTTTACTTTGATATTGAAGATAGGATAAGACTTATTGAAAACTGTAAGAGTTTCATCTGCAGCAAATGAATCTGTTGAGAAATTATTTCCCGAACTGATGTAGTTCACAAACAGAGTGTTCAAATCTGGTGAACGAGATTGCAGACCAGCAGCCGTCTTTACGATGTATGCTTCGACGTTTGCAGCATTCTTAACATATAAGTTGTTATAAAGAGTGATATCGACTTGTAGACCATCGGTCGTCAGATCGTTGATCTTGATATAAGGAACTTTATCATGCTTAGTAATCGTACAACCATCGATGATTGTGCCACGCTTGAATACGTTGTCACCAAACTTCTCAATTTGATTTTGCAAGATTGACTGGAGCTGGTTAAGCTCACGGGCTTGGACTGCGACACCAGGCTGGAACAGGACTTTATAAAAGTCCTTCTTGACGTCGAAGTCATCAAAATAAGGAGATACGTTTAGGTTGGTTTCCAGAGCCATTTAATTAAAACTCCAATACTATCTTTATAATTTCTGATTTGTTATCGTTACGAGCGATAGGATCAAGATTCTCTAAGTAAAGAACCTCGCCGCTACCGACTACAAAGTCTCCATTGTATTTATTCAATAATGGGGAAAGCTCTGCAGAAGATACTACGCCTGCGATATCTCTGACTCCGCGAGGATCAAGATTGAAGATACCTGACTTATTGCTAATCCATAGTATGTCAGAACCATCGATCTCATCGAGATGGTGGACTCTACCGCGCGGTTGCGCATATGAAATAAGACTTTCTTGCTTAATCTCTTCATCTTCGAGGAACGGCACGCCGCCAGTGCTAAATGTGCCAATCAATCGAGTTAGCTGGCGAGAGTAGTTGAATGAACTTGCTACTCTGTCGTTGATTTCAATCGTTCCAGTAATAGATGCTGTCGTACCCGACACAGGAACTACGGTGTCTCCTGACATACCACCAACGCCGATGATACGACTGCCAGAAGTAAATACGCCTGCGACGTTTGACAATTCAATCTGACTTGGTCCAGAGAATGCAACTGTGCCGCTCGCTTCTACAACGATAGCTGACACTTCGCAATCTTCTGCCGTAAACGAGCTATTTGTATTTGCAGTCGTAATACGATAGTCTTGTGGAACATTGGCGACTGTCGAGATGTAGTTATTCGAACCGTCTGTGACAAGAACATAATCACCAACTTCAAAGGCATCTTTGTAAGTAGGAGCATCTGGATTTCTAAGAACTACAGTAATAACTCCGTTCGATCCTGATACACTTGCATCTCCATTAATCGTAATGAGAGGAGCTGAAGTATATCCAGTCCCGGCGTTAGTAATTGTAACAGATGTAATAACTCCTGAACCATTGTTTGCAAAGGTTGCAGCTGCACCAGTTCCATCGGTTCCTGAATTGTTGAAGACGAGTTGATTGTTCGCAGTGCTATCGTATCCTGTTCCACCGCTTACGATAGTAGCAGTAGTCGAAAGAAGACCAAAGTCTGTCTTTTCAATCGTCGTGCTTGCGGAAGTAATAGAAACGTTGCCGTGCAGCTTTAACTTTCTATATTGATAGACTTTCTCACCAACAGAAAAACCTGGACCAATTACATTGTTGATATTCATATCAACTTTTGTAAAGGCCGGATTCTTAATTACGCCGACTTGTCTAAAATCGTTTTCTGTAGAAATGATGCCGCTCTCGCTATTATTAAACTTAGCGCTGATGCATATTCTTTTTGCAAAGAGTTCATTGTAAGGATCTGAGCCATGACCATTCTTTGGAGAAATGATTGGACGCAATGATGCTGGTGCGAAGTATGTAGAACTTGACACAACCGGAGGAAGCTGAATAAATGTTTCGTCGAAAATAGATGGAGGAATAGTAATAGGCTGTTCAGAAACATATGATTCAGCCTTTCGATAGTTTTCTCCTACCGCTAGCAATTCGACTCTATTTACGGAATTTGTAGATGCCGCATCGATATATACAATTCCTTCTGCAGGAGTCGACTCTTCGCCGTCTCCCCAAACGAATGCATATGGATATACTTCATAAGTGTCTCCAGCAGAAGGAGTATTAATAAATGAGGAATCAAGAATAAATTTCTTCTGCGCAGAAGTGCCTTCATAGTTAACGATTCTTCGATACTCGCCGATAGCAAGACCCGAAGTCATCTTCATGACACAACCTTGATAGTAGTCATCGATTGATACTGCTGTCGCTGGTGCACCATAAAATGTAGGAATACCTTGAACAGTAATATCTGAAGTTAAGAGTGTGGCACTGGCAATATAGTTGTCATAGCCTGCGCCGGGATCTTCTACCTTAATGACTTCAATCGTTCCTCGAGTTGCTCCATCGATCACCGCGGTGTTGGCAATGATAGGAATGTATTGCGAAGTAGCAAACTTTTCGTACTGAGATTTTGTGATAGTGTACATGTATTTCCATACATAACCATCGCCTGTTTCGACAGGATTGAGATCAGCGGCACTACCTACACGAGAAGGTGCAACAGTCGAGTTGACATTGATAGTATCAGTGCTTTTGTTGAACAAGCACTTCCAAACGTTGTATTCTGTATCGTCATCGACAGTGATAAAGAAGTTCTTAGTTTCAAGATCTCCGTCAAGATGATCATACATCGCATAGTGTGTGTTTGATTGCCACAAGTTCTTTTTCGCCATATGAACTGCATCATCAGAAGAAATTCTCTTCGCGAAGATCATGTTGTCATAGACATTCGTATCTGTATCACGAATGCTATTATTCGGAACAGGAATAATCGTGTCGCTGTTAGCATAAGGAATATGACGAGCAGCATACACAAAGTAATCATTGTTAGCAAAGCTATTCATGAAGTTTGCAGCTGCCGCTACATTAAAACTACTCGTAATGAGTTTTTGAGTTACTGCCATTTATTCCTCTATCGTCTTTGTCAAGAAGTGACCAGCGTTGATATCTCCGCTAGTGCTACCATTCGCTGTTATATTTATAGGACTTCCATTCGCGGTTAACGATAGTTTCACCGTATTTGGAGTAGTATTTACGACATAATAGTTTTGATTATTAGCTAGTTTTTCAATTCTAAGAATGTGTGTTTCTACGGTTGCATTCGAGTAAACACTTACCGCTTTACCGATAGAGTTTGCAAGCTTTATTGCCGTAGAGTTTGCGCTTCGAATGAAAAACTCGTTACCTTCTGTAAGACCGATAGCAGCAGATCCACCATTTTTTGTGTACTTTACAACATCACCTCTTCTGAAGAGATTATTTGTTACACTAATCGTATTCGAACTAATTGTATTTGTAACAAACGTCAATGATACGTTTGCTTCTACAGCTGTGTTCGAAGTGGTGTAAAGAACCAAGTCTCCATTCGCAAACGGATTAATCAGTTTTGTTACAGTGTGCAGTTCGAGCGTATTACTGATTGCAACAGTATTCAAATTCAGAGCATCTCCGCCTCTTGTTTCAGAGATCTTGATACCTGTCGTATTCGCGAACACTACGTAATAGTACTCGTTATTCGATAGACTCGAAGAAGTTCCTACACCAAGTGTTTGTGCTTCTAACGTAGTATATTGTAAATAATCATGTACATTTAGTGGGAATGTGGTATAATAAGGATTAGTCCCTAACGATATTAGATCAGTATCATTGTTGACATCCATTACCTTAAACTTGAAACTGACATCTTCAATATCTGTTTCAATTGTATCATTTACAGTCGAAACGTCGTCGTTCGAGTTAAATTGAATTTCTTGCCCAGTAGAAATGCTTGTCAAAGCTAGCGCCGCGTTCGCTTCTTCTACGATCAATGCAGATCCGAAGAACTTTGTTCCTGCCATATGCATGACTTTCTTGAACATGTCAGAATATCTGTCTACTGAGATCTTCGAAAGAATCTCATATGAATACTCTTGGTAATAGTCTCCGTCGTGCACGTAGATATCGTCAGACAAGAATCCTTTCGAGCTTCTGTAATATCCGATTCCAAGGCCATGACCGTCGAGAACAATCTTTGCTGTACCAGATCTCAGATTATCTTCTGATACAAAGTCAACGATTTCGGCATTCGAATATGCAAAACCTGAATCGATGACTTGAAGAGCAGTGACTTCACCGTCCGATGTCACAACGTTTGCCGTAATATCTGCATTCAAACCGATAGGATATAATTCTGTGATATCTTCAGTCACGCCTATTACGTCAGCTTCGGCACCGGAGACTTCGCCGATCATTGGCTCATTCGGCAACCAAGTGTTTTCGAATGTGATTCTCTTGGCAAGCATCTGAGAACTGTTACTTGATTTTACAATGGCTTTGGCAGTCGATACAATCTCGAAAAGACTTACGCTCGAAACAAGACCATTCGCTGTCGGTACAGTGTATGAAAAGATGATTGAGTTATTGACAAGCGGAGCATTGTTTCCAGTGACTCTGATATAATTTCCAGTTGTGTTGGAGAAAACTGAAGAGACTGTAGAGTTGACAATGCCACCGGTGCTATTCGTCTGGAATAGCTTATCTTTTGGTAGGTAGCCTGGAAGAGTTGCGATCGTATGTGATTCACCGCCTGTCGAGTTGGCAGTAATGTTGATTGCAGATCCGCTTAAAGTAGAAGCTAATTTAAATCCTACGGTGTTCGCAGCAACAACATAGTAAACAGCATTTGCTGTCAAACCGCTGATGGCAGTATTGCCATTCGGAATTCTGTATTGAACGATTTGACCATTGGCGAACTCGTTCGTATAGCTACGTAGCTGATGACCAATCAAGTCAGGATTGTAATTTCTAAGGAAGTGCCCATTACTTCCAGGATTTGCTGCAGTTAAATCGACGTTGGCTCCACCGGCTGTCAATGAAAGTGCTAAGCCAGTGCTATTTGCATAGCGAACATAATACAGAGCATTCGCTTCGAGACCAGAAACCGCGGCAACATCATCTGTCACAACATATCTGACTTGACTACCGTTGGCAAATAAAGTATTCGCAGTCGCAATCTGAATAAAATCATTACTGTTCTGCACGTTAGTGTTTGAGTTAAACTCTGCTACGTTCGAGCTCTGCGTAATATTCACTTTCGCGAGTGTATTTGCTGCTTCGGTTGTGAGAGTAACACCAGTAGTATTAGAAGTAAGAACGTAGTAGAAGCCGTTGTTCGATAGGCCTGTCACAGCCGTATTCGCATTATCAGTAAAGTAACGAACAAGATCATTCGCTGCAAACTCGTTGCCAGTGATTGTAATAAAATCTGTATTCGAGTTGACTTCGTCCGTAGGATTAAACGACGACGTGATGTTACGATAGAAGATAAATTCTGATGCGCTGTTGGCTTCGTACTGAGATTGTACAGTAAACGTCTTGGCATCATACGTATTGCTATATGCACCAGAAGAAACTTGCAGATCAAAGAATTTCAGATTTGCCTGAGATTGGTTTACTATTTCTCCGACAACAAAGTTTCTCGTTGCATTTTCAAATGTAATCACAAAGTCTTTACGATCGAATCCTGCAATATATGGTTGGTGAGCAAGCACAAATGGATCAACGTTATAGTCTTCACCTGGATTGATCTGATTAAGTGATCCAATGATACCGATTTCAAATCTACCAAATGTCAAACATGCATATAGATTATCGAGTAAGTTGCCTTGTGGATTCTTTGGAAATCCAAAAGCATCTGAAGAGATAAACTCTGAAGCGAACACCTGATTCGCTTGTGCAATCGTCGATAATTCTGCCACTGCTGTAATTGCAGTATTCACAAGATTGTTGCCATATACAAGAATATTGCTATTTGCAGGAGTAGAAGTGGTGTTTGTGAAACCAAAGTCGCGAATAGGATCCTTGATAAGAAGATTCGTTCCTGTCACATCATATAATGTTGCATGCGCAGTCTTATATAAGAAGTGACCAGACTCGTTGGCTCTAGTCGCCGCGAATGCCGGAATATTGAATGATGTATTCGCAAAGCTTTCGCCAGGGAAACTCGTGCTATTAATATGAATGTACTTGTTCGCAGGACTCGAAAGAATGAGTCCAGTGGTATTTGAGAATGCAACGTAATAAGGTTTACCGCTTTCGAGTCCACTGATTACTGTATTTCCTGCGGCAACTTCATATGTAACACTCTCACCTGCAATATAGTAAGTATTAGCATCTGTAATAGTAATAAACCCTGTCGTTGCATTTGCAGCAGTCGAAGGATTAAATGAAACCTTGCGGATCTGTTGATATACTCTTTGACCTTCATCGAATCCAGTATTCGCTGTTACAGAGAGTTGAAGGCGGCTATAGTCGAGTGTATCTTGACTGTTGGCGGCAATGAGATCTGTACCAATGAAGATGACTTCTGTTTCACCAATCGTACCTACACCAAATCCAGCGCCTGTTCCAAAACTAATCGATGATATATTTGCGGTGGTATTTGAAAGCGGAGCAACGATCTTCGAAGGGAATGAACGAACATAGTCGCCACCGGTAATGTCGAGCGAATAAGATGTAATCTTAAAGTTATCTGCGTTTGCAGCGGTGTATACCGTATCTGTTTCGTTCCAGTATCCTTTACGAGAAAGAAATGTTAACGTTCCGCTGTTTGATCCAGAAGCATAGTTAGCAGTGATTACAGTACCTTCAGCAACAATCGCATTCGCGCTGTTGTAGATGTAGATGTTATTCGCAAAGGTAACGTTATTCGAAGAGCATTCATCAAACGCAATGACATGGACTTGCTTCTTAATGTCATATAAACCAGCGTTTAGATTCACATAACTGACGTTCGCAAAGATTTGATTGTTGGTTTGATTGATAAGCTTATACGTTAAACCGTAGTTATGAGCATTTCCAGTCGCGTTTGCCGATGCGTTTGCAGAAAGTATAAGAGAAGTTGAATTGGTTACACTGACTACGTTACCAATCGACGTGTTGCCTGTGACATAAAGTGTAGAGTTGATGTAGTTGTTATTAAAAGCAGTGGATGTTCCAGTGACTACATTGCTGGTAGTAGATGTAGTGATTGTGCCTGTTCCAACTTTGTAATCCCAATCCGCCATCCGCTTACTGTTTTTGAAAGCACCACGAGCATTGGCAAGAGTAAGTTGAACTTCACCTTCGAGCTGGATCACATTTGCCACTGTACCAGAAGCAGTAATATATCCTGCATTCTGTTGCTGTACGACATCACCTACCATAAATGTAGAAGAAGGCGCAGTAATAATAACAGCATAATCTGTCGGTATGTTCATGAACTTACCAGACATTGACTTGTCTGTCAGTGTACTTGCTGTAAAGCTTGTTCCTGTGTTATTCGTTCCGGTATAATAGGTAGCAGATGGAACGAATACGCCTGAAGTATGTGATATCGAGATAAAACCGTTTGTATTCGAAGAACGTGCAACTTCGAGTACTCTTCCTTGTGCAGCAAGCATGCCATTTGCCGCGTAACGATATACAGTATTTCCTACAGAAACGTTTGATGTGGCCGCACTGTATCCGATATTGACTACAGGTTGAACACCACGTTCGAACAGTCGATAGTAATTTTCAGCAGTAAAATCTGCAGTGACTTCATTCAGGTTTAATACTTTCTCAGAGACAATCGATTCTGTGTTGAGAGTATATCCATATCCGCCGTCTATAAAAATGAAATCTACGAGACCAGCAGCCGAATTCGTAGATTCTACTCTTGCTAAACCGCCGAGCCCACGATCGCTGTTCGTAAATCTTACGATGTCTCCGACAGTAAAGTCTCGGCCGCGTGTCTGAACTGTAACTCTTTTTACAGATCCTACGAGTTTCGATCTTTTGGTAATATCGAATACGGGTTCATTATTAATATTGAGACCAACCACTTCGCCGTTACGAAATTCGCCTTGTCTTCCAGAAATATAAAGTAGATTAACGAAACCTTTACCAACTCTTCTACGAATGTACTTCTCAACGAAAGCTTTGGCGCCTGAAAGCTGGCCCACAACTTGCTTTCCGACATAGTCGATATTATAGATTGAGTATCCGATTTCAAGATATTCTGGTTTCTCGTACACACCATCTGAAAGACGAAAGATCTTTTCTGCAGGATATTGTACTTCAGCAGCCGTACCATATACAAGCTTAAAGAAGAGATCAACTGCGCGCTCTGTACCCTTAGCACGATATAAATCAAGGGAGTTTTTAACAAGAAGCTTCTTATTCGTAGCAGTATCAAACTGAATGTTCTTCAGATACTTCTCTTTAAAGTGAACAATAAAGTCATCTGTTGTACTATCAATGTCGCGATAGTCTGGCAACCGGCGGGCGTGATAAAGTGGATTGGCATCAATTGGTTGATATCGAGTGATACTCGACATATATGTTGAGTTGGCAAGTTGATTAGCAGTGACTTCTATAATATCGTTATTCGAAGCGATATACTGAGTAACAGTATTGCCAGAATAGTTAACATATGTTCCAGAGTTTTCAAGCCACTCATAGTAGGCTTTCACGAACGCAATGAAGTTCTCTCCCTCTTCTTGGTAAAAAGAAGGAAATTGACTCTGAATTAACGGAGATATTCTTTTTTCTATATTCTTCATTATTCTCTGATCTGTTCAATTGTGACGTCGACGTCATTTTCAAGAATATTAAGTATCACGTTCTGAGAAGAAGTGATGTCAAGAGTACGCGGCTTGGCATAGATTTTTAAAGAAGTGCCAGTGTAATTAGTAATATTAAAGTTGTTGATTCTGACGATACCAGTATCATAGTCAACTGTACCAATATCAAGAATGGTTCTATGTTGTGTTCCAGAAGTATTGATGATACGCATGATACCATCACCGTTATCTTCAAGACGACAGTTTGGCAAACCATTATAAGTGAATGTCGAAGAACTTACGACATGAATATCACCGATTAAGTGTTCTGCACCTTTGCCTGGAACATCGTTCTTTAATGGATTTTTAAAGTCAATCGTTACATTCTGACCAGAAGAAATTACACCTGAAGTCGCCAATGATACAAGCGAACCAGATGTTGACGTAGGAGTAGAAGTCACTGTCGTGCTCAGCACCGGAGTGAGATACTTGACGAGTTCAATTTGAGTTTCGTTACTAATGATACTATTTTCTGCGGCATCGACATCACGAATAAATCTTGAGTAGCGCAGTGTACGACCAAAGTTATTTAGATTCGTAGAAGCGTGTGTCAGAATAGAATCTATAACGTTCGTACGAATATCTTCTGGATTTAAACCGGTAAGATTGATATTGTACTTGATATTTGTATTGACATATAAATATGTGTAATCAGGAGAAACAAAGAGTGGCTCAATCGCCACAGAAGAACGTGATCTTAAGAATTTCTTATATTCTGCTTCTTTAATCTTTGGAAGACCGTCGACTTCATCAAGATCGATCGACAAGAAAATTCTGCCATACTGGGGAGGATTTGCATCTTCTCCGCCATATGCAACCACTGCATTGATTTCAGGAAAGTTTGCTTTGAGTAGATTCTCATAGTCTTCAGAAGTCACAGCACGTTCTTGTGTAGTAAATGCACGAGGAGCATTGTACTTAATCGAGCTCAGATCTTCTGCAACAGCTCCGTCGGCCGAAGCAGTAATCGTTTCAATTACAATGTTTGCTTCATTATCGATGCGTGCAGTATTAATAAACTTAAATGCGCCATTCGGAAGTTCTCCGTTGCATGATCGATATTCAATGATACACGCAGAGTTGTTCTTTGGTTTTCTTCCAACAACTCCGTCACCAAAGACGACTTCGTATGTGTCACCAATTCCCGGTTGTAAGAAAAAGACCTTTGCGTTTTCATCATGACCAAAAAGAGACGTCGCTCTCTTGTAAGTTTGAATAGTCGTGCCGTTATCTTCAAAGACCGTAACTAATACGCTTTCAAGATCAACTCTTTTATTACTAATCTTATACACAAGAGGATTAGCATAATTTATTGTATAGGTATCGCTGAGGTAGCTACCTTCGTATACTCGAATCGGCTCGCTCTCATATATAAGATTTGATCCTGAAGGAGTTCTCTTTGTAATAACATAATTTTCAGTAGTGCTAAAGTTATAAGTGAAATCATCAACACGCGAAGTAAATGATGTTCCCTTTGGAATAACGATCGATCTCTTTGCCGTATCTGTCGAAGTAATTACCAGTTGAATGACAGCCGAAGATGATCGAAACGATCTCGGAAGATAGTTTAATTCTTTGGCATGAGAAATAACGCTGTCACGTAACTTCGCCGAATCAAGAAACATCTCGTTGCTGACCATGTTGAGATAGAACGCGTTCTGATAAGTGTTATATGAAAGCACGTCGAGAAGAACCGAAAGGTTGCTTCCGTCGAAGTCGTAATCTTTAAATCGATCTTGTGATTTCAGAAATGTCTTCAACGAGTCTTTATAGGAATCGAAGTCTAACTGTGTAAGGACTATACTGGAATTTGCTGCCATTATCTTACTCTATAAAGGGTGAGTTGAAGTGTCTGCGGATTAGCATTATTTATTATCTCATAATAGACTGATACTTCATAAGAATGCGCAAACTCATTTGATACTACTAAGACATCAATGATTCGAGCTCGCTGTTCGTATTTGGTAATCGAATCGAACACGGCATCTTTGATAAGATCTGAAGTCATCACAGAAATATCTTCGAATAAGAATCGACGAAGACCACCACCAAATTCTGGATTAAACAATCGTTCTTTGGTATTTGTCTGTAAGATATTTCTCATCGATCTTCTGACAGCCTGTTCGTCAGTGTGAAGAGCGAGTCTCTTGTTCTGAGGATGTATGTTAAAGTTATTATAAAAGTCGGTGAACACAGGATCACGCTGTGTTGTTTTCCTCGTTGTCAGTGCATCTATTCTGTCTGCCATATTACCCTACTACTTTATCTTATTTATAATGATTATATGATGGTTTCTAGTATCTCATAGTTTTCGATGTCGACATTTGCAACATCGTCAGAGAGAAGCCCAACCTGGCCAGTAAAGGCAAAGTTTTGATAATCTTCGTTGCTACCAATCGCATCTAATCCTGGACCAGCCGAACGAGTAAAATCATATCGTATCATTACAAATGTAGATTTATTCGTTTCAATATAAGAAAGAAGCTTGTTGTTGCCATCATACACAAAATCAGTCAAAATCATATCACAATCTTCGTACGAAACAACTGTTCCGACCTCAAACGTATCGTTGACTTCGTGTCTGAAAGGATACCAATCATCAACAACAACATCATGATCTGTTGCAAACACATAAACTGCACATAACAATAAATCATCAACACAATTTTGTTCGCATCGTACGAAAGTCGGCATATACCAATCGTCAATTTCAACCGTGGTGACTCCAGGTTCTGGCACAGTAAATCGTATTGCGATTGGTGGGCTTAGATCCCCATAAGAAACTGTTGGAACTGTCGGTTCGCTAACATCTGAAAAGAAATATCCATTTTCTGATACTGAATATTGATCTAACATGTTAGACTAATCCACTTCACACGGTTGCAGAAGCGGGCTGAGCCCATTTTGGCAGATTGTCTGGATTCGGTTCTAACCCGTACTTCGTTCTACGTATCTCGATGCAATTCGGAATGAATTTTAAGATCGCATCTGGAATACCAAATATCGGTTTTAAAATGATATTTAAAACCTGACAAATCGATACTTTGCCGCGACAGATGTCAATAATCAGTTTGATTGTGTCGAGGATTTTGCCTACGATTGGAAACTGCTGTAGAATCCAACCTGGAGCTTTGAGTATGATATCATGTATCTTGGCAATCAAATCTGTCTGAAAGAACTTCTTAATCTTTTCCATGGCGTCTTCGAACGCATCTTCAATTCGATGCCACAATTCTTCTTTTGAATGAATCGTTTCTTTCTTCTTACGTTCTTCGTTATCGAAACCAATTAAATTGCCTAAGGTTCCGAAGAGCGGGATCGGCAAGTTCAAGACAAAGTCTATGAGTTCTTGGAGTAACTTCTCTCCAAAGTCTTCGATAGCTTTACCTGATAAGACGTCTTCTTTTGCCTTCTTAATACGTTTCTTAAAATCTTCATACTTCAGTTTTAATTGCGCTTTAATAGGCTTCGTAGGATCGATGAATACTCCAATCTTTTCAATGATTGGACCAATAATAGGAATCTTAGTCAGTAAGCCGATCAATGCATTGATGCAGGCGGCAATAAAATCGCTCAGCAGTTCTTTCATCCATGCCAAAGCTTTCTGCCAAAATTCTTCGGCTTCATGCTCAGGACTCTTAATACCCAGAGTTCCGTCGTATTTGCCATCACCAAAAAACTTTCGAACCGATTCGATGTCTTCGGCAATTGCAGCTTTGATCTTGACTTTACCTTCCTTCGTAAACAAATCGTTGATTACTGGCTGATAACGAACAGGATTACCAGCTTCGTCGACGAGTGTTACAGCCGTAATGAATGGAATCGGGGTAGTAAGTGGATTTGGAATTCCAAGAATATCAACAATCTTGAGTAGTGCGTCGACGATCCTCTTCTGAAACCATACGTCGATCTCTTTTAAAAACTCGCGGACCTTATACTTCATCTCTTGTTCTTTTGACTTGATCTTCTTAAAGACGTCAGTCATCAGAATACCAGTAATATCATCGACTAGCTTTTCCATGTCTCGAATAGCTTCGATGAGTTCTTTGCCGCACTCGTCTTGAATAAACTTTGCTTGTAACTTCAGTTGGCTAATGATCTTTGCAATGCCTACGAAATAGTCTTCCATTTGACGGAAAGATATTTGCCCGTTAGGACCACATTCTAAATTAGGAACTTCAGGAACATAGACTATCGGTCTCATGCATTGATTCCAACAATTGCGGCTTGAATATCCACCGCGCCTGATTTTGATACCACCTGTACACTGCCATTATTAGCATAGATCCCTACATTGCCTTCGTTTGCAAAGATGTCGAGATCTGATTGAGCAGTGATAACAATCTTACCTTGGTTACATGTGATCTCAATATTCTTATCACCCTTCTCATCGCCGACATTAAAAATTGTCATGTTGCCTGAGGCTAATTGAATATGATCTTTTACTGACTTTGTCACGATGGTTCCATCTGGCAAGATCTCGAGATAAGATCCTGACTTATGATAAACTTGTACGCGCTCTGATCCAGGAGTATCATCTAGCTCTACTAAGTGACCGCTGCGAGTAGTCATGGTATTATTATAAGGATATCTCGCCTTGTACTTCGATTCTGGTTCAACGTAGAAACCATCATCAGTCTTAATTCGATTTTGAGTTTTTTCTTCTGGTTCACCTTGACCACGAGCATATGAAGATACGCTGTGATTGCCTTCTGGCGCATAGTTTAACACACCAAGAATATATGCCGACTGTTGATTTGGAAGCTTCATGCACATGACTCGAGATCCCTTTAAGAGACCAGTCGGACTTAATCCAATTCCAGAGACTCCGGCGCTCGTAGTTGGCATCATAACATATGACGGTAATAAATCTTCAGAATTCACTTGATTAGAGTGACCTAAAAGTTCTCTTACTAAAACTCTGCCAGTTTGTGGTTTATCAGCTTCTAAACCGAGATCTGTCGTCGGATCTTCTGCTACTATACCTTCAAAAAATCTTGGAACTTGCATTTATCATCCTCTAAACTGTGTGTGTTTTTGGCAATCCACCGATGCCATCTTTTACGAGCTCTAACCCCTGTGCATATTCTGCTTTTTCATTGAAAGTCAGCATATGACGGCATTTAGTTACAACATAATTACCTGTCGTGACAGCGCTATCTTCATTCACAGGATTTTCTTCTCCTCTTGTAAGGCCAGCCGCTTCGGGTAATTGACAGTGAATCACATCTCCAACAGTAATGGCTGAATCTCCATAAATAGTGATTTGCATAACCACTGTTAAAAAGTGACTCATGTAATAAGGCATATGATTAAACTTTTCGGCTCTCTCTGCATTTCCAACAGTCGGATCAAAAGGAATCGCTCGAGGAGCTCCTTCATTTCCATCTTCAGTTTTCTCAACCTGAGCTTTAAGATTTGTAGATGCAGATCCTTCGTTTAGTGTTTCAAATTGTAAATTTTTTGGATCAGCTTGAAAAGAAATGATGTCTCCAGTGACACTATTTTGTAGTTGACACGTCGATCTTCCACCTCCAATTAATCTTAAAATTCCTTCGTTGCCGCTTTGAATAATTTTAGTAGTTAAGATGTTTCTCCACTTTGCTCCGGTTACATTTAAGTTGGTTAAAGTAGATTGTGTAAAACACTTGTCGCCGATATTTTTTATGCCTTCTTTGATTAACGCTTCCATGCTTTTAAAAACAAATCCGTACTTGTTTTCAAAGAAGTAAAAACAATGGCCGTTAAATTCTTGAGACATTGCATGTTCTAATCTAATTTGATCAATACACTCGAATGGAGTCTTTTCAGTAAAGTTAAATGCATGCAACCCACGAGTTTTTTCTGCAAAGAAAGGTTTATTTGATTTCGTTAAGTTAAGATATGCTTTTACCATATTCTCGCACTCGATGTTTTTCCTAACAAGCGGTGTGTTTTTTATGGTCGAAGCTTTCCATGCTTCATATGTAACACACTCCACTTTATAAATTAGTGCTTTATCATCGGGAGAATTAAAAGTAACTGGTTTATTAATAACATAAAGTTCGTATCGAATAGACGATTTTGAATTATCTTCGTCTGTTGTAAAATCAATGATAATTTTCTTATCTGTAAAAACAAATTTATCTCCTGCGCCCTTCGCCTCATAGAATTCGAATTGTGCACGAACAGCAGGTTCGAGTATAGATTCATATATGTTTGCTTGTACACAGACAGGAGTCAAATCAACAGCCTTGCCGCAATCGACAGTTTTTGCTGTATTATCAATCATTAAGAACTCGTTAAGTTTAAACTGCCCGTCTCTAATTTGAGAAATCATATTACGAACTCAATTGTTGTATAAATTGTTTTTCTGTTTCAGCGAGATAAGAAGACTTGAGAACAAATATATTTCGCTTCAATTCGTTTCTTTCTTTCTCATCATCATATGCATTTACGGCATACCAATACTCTGTTTCTGCAGTAGAAATGTTTTGCTTTATCGGAGTAATTGTTTTTATTCCTTCTGCTTGATTGACTGCAAAAGTTCCGTTGACGTGCTTTACGGTTAAGCTATTATTTTCAAGATCAACATAGTCAACGGTCGCATAAGCACCAGTGCTCGTCTGAGACACTCGATCTCCGACTTGGAATTGTGTTGGAGAAGCAGTAAGAGTCAACGATAATATTTTGTTTGTGGATACTATCCAATCTTCTTTGATTCTTTCGTAGCCGATCACTGCACCAGTATTCGTAAGTTTTGGCTTCCAATACTTTTGAGTATTTGTAGTTTCATCGGCAAGGAGAGAATCGTATTGTTGAAGAGTAATAATTCTTTCATCTTCATGCCAGTTTAATCGATAGAAGAGAGTAATCGCTCGAGCATTCGAATTTGATCCATACTTTGTTTCAATATAATTCTTAAAATCTTCTGCTGATTTATAGTAATCGTAATAAGGATCAACGATGTTGTTCGTAAGATAGATCATCCAGTCAAATTTCGAAGATCCGTAATAGTTATAAGACAAAATGTCTGGCCTCTCGAAGCCTTCTTCAAGAGTAAACTGAAAGGTAGAATAGATTTCTTTTTTTGTTTTATCAGTAAAGTCGACGCGTGCCAAGATATTCTTGGCAACGTTTCCTCCATAGTCTACAACTGGAAATCGATCGAAATATCTTGCCATTATTAGGGTTTCTTTTCTTCTTTATTACTAAGCGCACCTTCTACGTAACCCGTAGTGTCAGCTATTGTTTTATCAATATTAAAATCAAGTCCTGCAGCATCAATGCCTTTTTGTATTTGCGTCTTGAAAGTTTCCCAAGTTTCGCTCAGACGATCTCCGCCTTCTCTGCCATAATCACGCGAAGTTTGAATCTGTGTTTCAATCATTGAAATTGAACATTCGATAAATGCCGGGTGGCTTGTGCCTTCAAAGAATGCAGGAATTCCTTGTGGAGAGTAATTGAGTTCAATCGATTGAATGAGACACGGGAAAAATTGAATTAATCCAGGTTCACCTTTCATAATTCTTAATTCTGGTTGACATAAGAAAGGATATGCGAGGGCCGCAGTTCCTAAGCTACTATATGATGGCAAAGCATATGCTTTCATTGCTTTCAACAGATTCATTAACTGTTGACTTTCTTCTGGATTACGAGGAGCAAAAGTCCATTCGAATCTGTGAGTACGGAGTGGAACGCCGCTAAATAAAGCTTGTATGTGAGGATTTGGAACAGCGCCAATCGCTTGAGCGCCGAGAGCTCCTACATCTCCTGTTGATTGAACCATCGCGCTAAAAGCAAGCGCGGCGACTGAATTTGTTATGGCTTGTGTTCGTTCTTTACCGCCTGGTGCTGTTACAAAGTTTTGCATCGCATCTGCAATTCCACCTTTCAGACCTGTGGCATTTGGAGCAACTTCAATATCAAAGCTTTCTCTTATTCCTTTCGGAAGAGGAAGAGCAAATGCTTGTACAAACTTAAGATCTCCTTTTGTATGAGGAGAAGGACGTTGGTATTGTTTAAACTTAAATGACATATAATAATTTTCACTGATGTGGTCAGGAAATTGCATCGTATCCAAACCATCAACAGTAATTTTATTCGAAGCTCTTTGAATAGCATCAACATATGTTTCGGCAAAAGCAGAAGCACCTATGATATTACCATTCTGTGGATTGAAATTGTTACGAATGTCGGCGCAAGATGCTCGTTTCATTTCGCTTGTAAATGTTTGGAAATACTTGTCTTCGAGGCCGGCAGTTAAAGAATCTCCGAATCTTGCAGAAAGTTTCGCTGCAGTTGCATCAGAAAATCCTGCCTTCTTTAGTGCTTTGGCAAAAAGATCTTCGACTGCATTCTCGAGTTTATCTTCGAGCTTATTCGTAATCCTTTTAGCAAGGTTATTCAGAAGCCCTCCCGAGCCCTTTTTAAAGTCATCTAAGCTTATTAAAAATCCGTCTCTTGCCATACTGTCTCTCAAATTTAAAAAGGCTATCAGCTTATTTATAAATAGATTTATGGCTTATCAAGGAAAGTTTCGACCAAAGGATATAAAGAAATATCTCGGGGACTCGAACAATATCGTATATCGTAGTCGATGGGAACTTAAGTTCATGATGTACTTAGATTCTCATCCGAATGTCGTGCAGTGGGGGAGTGAAGAGTTAGTGATTCCTTATCGCTCTCCTCTCGACAATCGTGTACATCGATACTTTCCAGACTTCATTGTGAAGAAAAAATCACCAGAAGGAAAGATCGATACGATTGTCGTCGAAATAAAACCTCATGCGCAGACACGGCCTCCGGTGGTGATAAATAAGCCTAATAAGCGTTACATTAATGAAGTCATGACATGGGGTGTCAATGAAGCCAAATGGAGAGCTGCAGCAGTATACTGCAATGATCGCGGTTGGAAGTTCGACATACTTACAGAAAAAGAACTAGGAATTAAGTTTTAATGGCAATAGTCTTTGATACTATCATCACACAAGGTGTTCGTTCAGGACAGATTCCTGCGCGTACGAACTCTGCGCGTGAGTGGTTCAGAGATACTGCCGGCAAAATGAATCGTATCAATGAGCGTGAGATGATGAAGGGTGACGTAAGTCGTATGACTACTCAGCCTCTGCTCGGCTCGATGTACATGTTCTACTATGATCCGAAACATAAAGAAGAGCTTCCATACTACGACAGATTTCCTCTGATCTTTCCATATAAGAAAGTCAAAGGCGGATTTATGGGACTCAACTTACACTACTTGCCGTTGCAACTCAGAGCGAAGTTAATGGACGGTTTATATGACTTTGCAAACAATACTCGTTACGACGAGTCGACTCGTCTGAAACTCAGCTACGAACTCATGACTCAGGCAGCAAAGCTAAGATGGTATGCTCCATGCATTAAGCATTATTTGGCTTCACATGTGCAGTCAAAGTTTATGTACGTTTACCCATCAGAATGGGATATCGCTCTCTTTTTACCAACAGAACGTTTCGTCAAAGCAAGAAAGAACCAAGTTTGGATGGACACGAAAAGAATGCTAGGAGTTACTAAGTAATGTCAAACAAAGCTGAAGGAAGAACCAAACAAAATACCCTCGCCGGGAGACTTTTAACTTTTGCAAGTCCAGCAGTTGAGGCTTTATCTGGAAAACCTATCAGTGCATTTGTTCAGGCGAGTCAAACGAAAGGTGGTAGAGGCGGAGGAAGAGCTCCACAAGGATCATCAGAGCGTGCTCATCAAGATGTATTTGATAGGATTGCGGCTCGTGATAATCCGCAAGGCGCGCAGGGCTCTCAAGGCGCAACAAGCAGAGGTGGTGCACAAGGTGCAACTGCGAAACCTAAGCCTGCGGCAAAAACACAAGTAGCTAAAGGCGTCAATAATAATACAAAACAAGAAATTGAAACTAAAAATTCTGAATTTAGCACCGGTGAACGCAGTAAAGGCATATTTAATATCGGTCGATTTAGAGCCGAAGTTTCTGGTGCAGATAGTATACTTCCTACACATAGCTTCTTAACAGTTTTTGCTCCGATGCCATGGGCAATAAAAAAGTTTCCAGCCGGAAATCTCGATTCGATTCTGACAATGAGATGCGATAATGTTGTTCTTCCTTCTATTAATCTATTACAAGAACAAAATATCAGAAGATACGGATTTGGTCCAGTTGAAAATGTTGCGTATGGCGTAAATGTCGGAGATTTTACTCTTCAGTTCATCGTCGATAAAGACGCGCTGGTTGTAGAATTCTTTGAAGAATGGTTAAATCTAATCGTCAATCGCGACTCTTTTGGTGGCGCGAATATGAATAATAATAAAATTGGTGGTTTGCGAAGACCATATGAGATCGCTTACAAAGATACGTATGCGTGTCCGAATGTAAATGTATTTGTATATGATCGGTCACAAAATGCTGTGATGGAATATCATATATATGATGTGTTTCCTACCGGCATACAAAGCATGAATATGTCATGGAGCGAAGAAAATACTTTAATGAAGTTAAACATCACTTTTTCTTTTACTGATCTTCGAATTGAAAGATCGAAATCGAAGAATAAAAAAAGCCAATCGATTAATGATGAAATTAAAGTGACTGCGACTGGTCCGTATGCGGTTCAAGGAATGGGTGCTGGAGGTGTTGTTGATCTTGCTACTCTCGATCCAACAGGCGCCCGAGGTCTTGAATTAACAGATCTATCAAATGAAACTACAATCATCGGCGATGGATTTAGATCAAGAGGTTCGCCACCTCCTCTTCCGCCAAACACATTTTCTAACCGCGGCGTTGAACTCGCCGGGTTTCCGAAACGATATGACACACTTGGAAATCAAATAACAACTGTCGAAGCATAATTTATAATTTAGGAGAATATATAATGCCTTTACCAAAAATCGACCAACCACTCTTTGACGTGACGATTCCCTCTTCAAAGAAAAAGATTCTCTTTCGACCATTCTTGGTGAAAGAAGAAAAGATCTTGCTCATCTCTCAACAAGGCGGCGAAGACACTGATGTGATCAGAGCCATCAAACAGATCTTAAAACTTTGCGTGCAAGATGAAGATTTTGATGTCGATAAGCTTACGACTTTCGATCTTGAATATTTGTTCTTAAAACTGCGAGCGAAATCTGTCAACAACATTGTCAAGTTATCTTATCGTGATAACGAAGACGATAAAGTTTATGACTTTGAATTAAACCTTGATACGATTGAAGTCGAAATGCCAGAGGGTATTGATTCGACTATTAAACTGTCTGATAATATTGCAATGATCATGAAGTATCCGAGCTCGAGCATCACTGATAAAATCACGCAGTTTGATAATGAAGTCGATCTCATGACATTCTTTATCATTAACTGTATCGATACCATCGTAACAGAAGAAGAAATTTATCCTGCTTCTGAATATACAGACAAAGAACTCGAAGAGTTTCTCGATCAATTGCCAGTCAATTCTTTCGATTTAATTCGGCAATTCTTTGAGAAGATGCCGAAGTTATATCATAAGATTGAATACACAAATGAACTTGGTAATGATAGGAGTATCGAGTTAACGAATCTCAAAGATTTTTTTATGTGGCGCTGAGTCACAACTCGCTTCAAAACTACTATAGTATGATCTTTGCTTTGGCTCAGCATCACAAATATTCGATAACTGAGATCGAAAACTTAATACCTTATGAAAGAGATCTCTACGTTGATTTATTAATGGCTCATCTTGAAGAACAGAGACAAGAAATAGAGAGTAGAAGAAAGTAATGCCTAGGTTATTTGAAACACCGGTTTCTGCTGCAGTAAAATCGACCATCGAAGGTACTTTCGGTCTAGCAGGAAAAGTAGTAGAAGCTGCTGGCAATGCCGTGCGCGGCGTTGGAGAAGCGGTAGGAGGAGCTCTCGAAGGAGCTCTTTCTCCTGCACCGGTAACTGTTATTAATGGTGTTGGTATGGCAGGTCAAGCCGGAAAGTCGAAAGTGTCTGGTTCAGGCACTATTCCCGCTTCTCCTAAAAAGTCTGCACGACCGGCTGTCAATCCAAATATGCCTACAGAAAAACTGTTAGTAGTAGCAGTCAATTATCTTTCTTCGATTGAAAAAACTCTTGAGCAACAACTTCAGTTTGAAAAAAGAGCATTTCAGCAACAAGCTCAAGCAGAAAAAGAAGCGTCGATCGAATCCGGTGGAAGTTCATTTCAAAATCCGTTTAGTAATTTAGGAGAAAAACTCGACGCGATAAAAGATAATGCCAAAGAAAGAGCTGGAACTGTAGGAAAGCTTTTAATCGGTGCCGGTTTGCTTGGTACTCTTGGCCTCGCTGCTCTTGGAAATTTAGACACATCACAATTAGAAGAACTAAAATCGAATTGGGCGGCTTTTACTGATAAGATATCTCCTATCATTGGTTTCGTTCAAAATTTTGCAGCCGCATTGGGCACAACAGCAATCGCAGGAGCGGCAGTAGGAAGTGTTTTCGGTTGGAGAGGAGCACTCTTCGGATTAATTGGCGGGAAAATATATGAAGATGCTTATGGAACATTTAATGAAAAAACAGGACAAAGAGAAGGTGGTCAAGGACTGCTTTCATCGATAGTTAGTAATTTTCCACTCGCAGCGGTAGCTATAGCTCCTGTCACCGCTATTAAATTTGCATATAAAGGACTTAAAACTATAGCAGGTGCACTTACTGCTTTTACAAAAAAACAAGCAGCAAGATTTATGGCATGGTTTGCAGAAAAAGCCTTTATACGTTTCGCTTTCTCTGCATACGGTAAAAATAGATTGTGGAATCTTTTCTTAAGATACTTAGAAAAGAAAGCTCAGCAAAGACTTCTTGCTCAAATTGCTGCTGTGGCCGCTACGACCGCCGCTACTACTGCTGCTGAAGCTACACTAGCTGCCACCGGTATAGGTGCACCAGTGGCTGCGGTTTCTGCCGTGGTAACAAAGCTAATAGCAGCAGGTTTTACTGCTTGGTTGCTATGGGATTTGTATCAAATTTGGGTAGAATTCTCGGAAACAGCAGAAGCGAGAGCACAAGAAGCTACCGACGATGAAAGAGCAAATGCATCGCCTGTATCTACAGCCGCAACACCTGACGCGACAGCAACATCCGGATCTGCAAATATATCAGGCGCTCCTGTGGCTTCTGCAGCTCAAACACAAAATCTTCCTTCAATTCCTGCAGACGTAGAAAAAATCCTTGCTACTATCAGAACACGCGAGTCTGGTGGCAATTATGGTATTCCACATCCTAATGGCATGCCAGGTCAAACTGCATCCGGCGCTTATGCATTTACAAATGGATCTTGGAGAGGATTAACTAAAAAGTATAATATAGGAACAGAATATAGTAGCGCCTATCTTGCTCCGCCGCCTATTCAAGATGCTGTTGCCGCAAAATACGTTCAAGAAATATTACAAAAAGCCGGCGGTGATGTTTCGAAAGTTCCACTTGCCTGGTATACAGGCAATATACAAGGAAAGATGTCTGCAAAGGCGCTTGCTATAAACAATGGTATGACTCCACAAGCATATCAAGCAAAATGGATGGCAGATTATACCGGTGGAAAATATTCGGCTTCTTCTTATGATTCGCAAGGAGCAAGTTCGCAAGAATCAAAAGGTGTTATGGGTTCTCTTGCTGATTTAGGCAAAGGCGCAATTGAAAGCGCCGGTAAAGTGTTTCAAGCCAGTCTTGGAGAGATGAGTCTTACAACCGGTTCGCAGTTATCTAATAAATTTAATAATAATATGCAAACTCCTGTAAAATCAGAATCTGCGGCAGCTGCCAAAATTTCTAAAATATCTACAGAATTACAAAACACGGTTGATTTAGGGAAATTAGATTCTACTAAAGCAGCAACCGAACCAGCATCTGCAAATATATCTCCTATTGGAAAACCCGGATCTTCAAACGATAGTAAGCGAGATCACTTTGATCCGAATTACCCAAGCGATAGCTTGCTTATGGAAAAATATATGCAACATCAAAAATTGGTAATTGCATAATGGCTGAACCGGTTACGATTGGCGGCCAAACCTTCATTAAAACTGGTGATGGATGGGTAGATCAAAAAACAAAAATAAAAGCGCCCGAAGGCTTACTTAAGCTTCTGAATAATCTTCAATCTGAGAATTCTCTTTCTGAAGGCAAGAAGAAGCGTGTTCGTATTGATCCTTCTCGACCTGTTATAAAACTCGGTAAAACAGAATATGTATGGGATCTCAACGGAAAAGTATGGATCGATAAGAAAACAAGAGAAGCTTCGAATCCGCGTTTTAGCTTATTGATTGAAGCAACATATCAGTCGACACTCGGCAGTGATCAGTTACAAGATCCCGGTACACCAACTCCAAGCACTGCGGCCGCAAAAGCAGCAATGAAAGATGTGCTTGCAAATAATATGTTTGCAACAAATCAAAAAACAAAAACTTCGAAGACAGGAAGCGGCACACTTCCTTCAATGAGTAATATTAAAATTAATTCTCCTATCGTTCAGATGATAGAGAAGCTAGCTACGATTGACGGTTATCTCAAGCAAAGATTAAATAACAATATATCTTCATATAATACGCGCAGTGTTTCTACAAAAGAACAATCGATAGAACAAGGTGCATCGCAAACAGATGCTACTCCTAATTTAGAACAAGAAAAAGTCGATGCTGAAGTAGAAAAAGCAAATAAAGAATCGAATGGTATATTATTAGGTGCAGCTGTTGCAGCTGGAGCTCTTTTTATATCTCAACTCGATCCGGTAAAAGAAACTTTTAATGCTATTGTAAACTTTGCAAAAGGTGTTTATGATTTTGCATCAGGAATAGCTGGAGTTTTTAATGATGGCCTACGCAATATTGTAGGAACTCCAGAGTCAAGAGCAGCAGAAAAATTATCAACTGAAACTGGTTCTTCTGCAACAGGCGTAACACAACCTTCCGCCGAAATGCAACAAACCAACGACCAATCAGAAGATTCCACAGCATTTTCAGGTCCAAAACAACCTGTTACTTCTGGCAATAAAGCTTCAAGTGGACCGAATTCACCCGAAGAAATTTTAACTGCTTTTCCGGGGCCTAAATCTTCTTCAAAATCCGGTACTTCCGGTGGCACAACAGGGTCAAAAGGTTCTGATGCTACTCGCGCTTCTTCTGCAACCGCTGTAACGCCTTCTTCTTCTGCAACCGCTGTAACGCCTTCTTCTTCTGCAGCTACAACTCCTTCTTCTGCAGCTACAACTCCTGCTTCTGCAACTCCTGCAGCTACTCCAGCTACTACGGCACCAGCTAATGGTACAAAATCTACGGCGCCGGCACAAGCAACTCAAACGGGTGGATCTTCTCCTAGCGCAACTTCTAATCAATCATTGAGTAAAGCTACTCGACTAGCTGCTAGTCAAGTTGGTATTGGTGAATCACAAATAGGCAACTATTTAAGACAAGGTGGCGTCGGATTAGATCCGCGAAATGAAAAATGGTGCTCGGCATTTGTAAACTCTACACTCGCTCAAGTTGGATTAAAAGGCGCAACTAACATAGCTAATAGCTTTCAAAAGTGGGGAGATAATGTTCCAGTGTCTTCTGTTCAAGAAGGCGACATTGTTATTCAAACTCGTGGTTTAGGTCCAGATGTTGCTGGTGGCCATATAGGTATCGCAACAGGCGTAAGACAAGGAAACAAAGTCGAGCTCATAGCCGGTAACACTAGCAATAAAGTTAAGAGATATTTTTTAGATAACAATGCTAAAAATGGATTGCAAATAAGAAGATATAACCCGCAAAAACCATATGGCAAAGGAGCAGTGGGAGGAGCGCCATTAGGAGGAACCGGAGATAGCGCTTTGGAACAAGCGGTTGGAGCCGGCGTTGATTTAACGGAGGGCGCGATCAAGGCAGTTGGAAATATTCTAAGTGCTGCTTTAGGACCTATGAGTATTACTACTGGATCACAACTTCAAAATAGTTTTAATAGTACAATGTCAAGTGATATAGGAAAAGCAGCAAGAGAAAAAACAAATGCGATTGTCGATTCAAAAATTATAGAATCTGCAGCTGCTACGATAAAGACGAGTTCAGCAGATACAAAGGCTTCTGCGAGTTCTTCTCAAATGCAAATCGCTGAGTCGACTGGAGATAACGCCAGCATTCAATATTACTTAACTCGTATGGGATTTGCGCCGCTCGATTATAAACAAGCGGCAAGAGCATAAAAAAAGGGCGACCGAAGCCGCCCTTTCCCACCTTATCAATCTTCTTCGGCAAGCCGTTTGAAGAAATCGAGATCATCGTCGTCTTCATCGACCGTAGAAGCTGCAGCAGGTGCAGCAGCCGCCTTGAAGGTAGGCGCAGGAGCTTTATACTCCTCTTCATCACGATCAACTCCGCGAATCTTGGCAGGTTCCGCAGAAAGTGCCAAGACAGTGTTCAGACGAGTCTTAAGATCCTCATAAGACTTGAATTGCTTTGCATCTACGAGCTCAGCGAGCGGATACTCTTGAGTGTAGACACGTTCAAGCTCACTGTCATCATCGAACAGTGGTGCGGGAGAGTCGAATTCTGACTTATCGTAATTAGGCCAACCTTCGACCTTACGAATTTTGAGCTTGAAATTAGCACCGTTCCAAAGATCGAAAGGATTTACTGGCTTCTCGTCCTCAAAACCTGGGTTCATGAGGTCGTTCAGCTTATCGAAGATCTTCTTTCCGTACTTGTACAGGAAGACCTTACCTTCGTTCGCAGGATTGCCTGGATCCTTCACAACATAGATGTTGCTGTGGTATGCCAAGCGGCGCTTCTGCTTGCGTGCGATCTCCTTATCAGAGTCAAGACCAGTGTTCCAAAGAACGCTGTTGTATTCTGACACGGGATCGTCTTTACCGAGAGTCGTAAGCGACTTCTCGATGTACCAAAGACCTGTTGGTCCTTGGAATCCATGGTCCCAGATGCGAGTGAAAGGAATGTCTTCGTTGGCTGGCGCGGGAAGGAAACGAATCACGGCGTATCCATTACCAGCTTTATCAACGGTAGGCTTCCAATACTTTCCCTCGTCGGGATCTGAATATGTGGTATTTTGTTTAGCAAGTTCTTTGGTGAGCTTCTCAAAAGAAGAGTTGGAAGAACGCTTAAGGTCTGCAAATGACATAGTAATCTCCTATATGTCGGTATGTTTCGAAGTATTTAGATTGCAGCGAACTGCAATTGTATTTATCATGAAGTAAAGGCAGCCTTGACAATTTTTCTACATTTAAATGCATCATAATGAAAGAAAGGCTTATACTTCAGCAGCTTCTTGTGGATGCTGGGCCATAGGACACCATCCTCAATCTTCTTGTTCCAATGACCGAAGAACCCGAAGATATCATTGAGGATAATCACCGTCTCGATAGAAATCTCTCGACGAAGATATTGTTTCAGTAAGAAGGGATGTTGCCCATTCTTTACAATAACACAATCATTGAAATTTGTACATAGTTTTTTTACGTCTTCTTCGAAGATATAAGAAAGAGACTGCTGTCTCTTCAACCATTCATTGTACACTTTCTCTGAGTCATCACCGAACAGATCGCCTATCCATTTCAGATCGCCATCTACAAAGTTGGCAACCAGATATTTGAGTGGATCTTTATGTTTGGACAGCTTGTAGAACTGATACTTGTCCTTACGTACATCAAAGCTCGAAGGCTTTGCGCCTATCTTGCCGTTGTATTTGATGTAGTCATAGCTGTCTGTTGTGAAGTGGTTTTTAAGGGCGAGGAAAGTGGTGTAGCTCTCGAATGGAGTCATACTGGTAGCTTAGCCCTCTTTGGCATGAAGTTGAGTTCTTCTGCTTCGTCTTGAAGCTTTGCCTTGATACGAATGTTACTACGAATGATACTCGCAGCAGCCTCGATCTCGATGTTATTCTTTTCACAATAGTGGACGACGGCATCCATATAATCTAAATCATAATTAATAACCAGTCGTTCAATTTCTTTAATGAACTTTTCAGAAGTCAATGCTTTCGTTGAAATGACGTCGTCCACCATAATAATCATCCTCTATAAAAAATGTGTGCACCAATCTTAGTCGTACGAGCAAACACTCTACCCCATGACGGACTTACGTAGTCAGCGTGGTAAAACTTTGCTCCCTTTGTTACGTCACCGTAATTTCCGAGATACACATGTTCGGCGATTTCCTTTGATTTAGCAAAAGCTACACCATCACGAATTCTTTTTCCACCCTCACACTTCCATGAAAATTGGCATACGCGCGCAGTTCTCTGATTGATAACTCCACATGGCGTGCTTGGGAAACGATCGTCTTTTGCGCGGTTCAAAACAACATTGTTTACCGCAATCCTACCTTTATAAGGTTCATGGCCTGCTTCGAAGTATGTATTCTCGGCCATGCATTGGATTTGTTTTTTGTCGTAGTTGCTCAGATAGACTGGCTTCTTTACGACCTTTTCTTTTTCGATTACCTGAATGACTGGGACCTTTACGATCTTGACTTCAGGTTCTTTGTTTGGTGTAGCCAAAGCCACGCCTGTTACTGCAATGATACCTATGACAAAGCCTTCGGCCCAGCGTAGATACGGGAAATCTTTTCTAGTTTCGAAAAGTTTCATGTTCTTCCTCTTAGTCTCAATGACTTTGGCAAACAGAGACTACTTTACAGGCATCCCAGCCATATAGTTTTCTGCCGCTATAAGAAGATACACAAGAGAATAACGAAGTATCTTCCATCCATTTCCCTCTTACTGGAAATGCAAAATCATTAGTGTTTTCGTCGGTGACATCCGAATGATGCCGCTTTCTAGCCATCTAAGACTTGAAGTTTTGCAAGAGTCAATGGAGGATTCTAACCTCCGTCGTGATATTTTATTTATACTACCACCAGCGGTTTTTCTGGTGACTCGTAGCACCAGAGATTCAACTGGTAGCAAGTGGCCCGTTCTGTTCCAAGGTGGAGCCATACCCGTGTAGATCATGCCGCTAGGCGGATATCTGCAAAGCTATCGTTATCGTTAGCATTTATGTTTAGTGGCACTTTGCCAGGCAATCAGTCTCGAACCGCCCTATTACACGAAAATCGAATTCCAAGGTCACCCCCATCATCTACTATGCAAACACGCTTCGGCTTCCTGGCATGTTCGGGATACGATTATAACCGTATCCGGATTAATGCATAGTAGATGGTGGAGGTGCGGGGAGTCGAACCCCGGTCTTTCCGCCTTTATTGTTGATTGTCAACAACTGATATACTATATATACAATGTTTTTCTTTAATTGTACATGCTTAATTGCACCAAGACTGTTTTGCATCTCCGAAATATGCTCGAGCAAAGCTGTTCTTAATAAGCAGATCGCGAAGGCTCATGCCGTCAAGCAGAATGTCACCGAGTACACGGCCACCAAACTTGTCCCAATCATATAGAACAACCTGATGTTTCTTCGTACCAGCAATTACATCTTTGACAAAAACAGAAGCTTGCTCTCCACGCTTCTTTTCGCTCTCGCACTTGGCACGAAAGCTTTTTTCTGGAGTATCAACACCAAAGATACGAACGCCGAGTTCAGGCTTGAGCGGAGCTGGTAAGTATGGTGCCTCGATGACAATCGTATCTCCATCAATTGCTCGAACGATCTTTGCATCATAGGTTACACCAACGGGTGTTTTCTGAGCAATTGCTGGAGTTGCTAGCATGACTAATGCTAGAGCGATAAAATTCTTCATATATTTTCCTTAATTACAAGTGGTTTCCCAATAAACATACCGGCGACCGTAGCGCCACTCGGTAATCTGTTCACGAACGCAGTAGCGTCTATCATATCGATAATCTGGTGGATAATAACGAGTGTCATTATAATCTTGATTTCTATCTTCTTCTGGTGCTCGTTCTTTTGAAGCAAGCACACCTACAACGACACCGCCGATAATGGCACTACATAGCCAACCACATCCGCTTTTACGTTTTTGTTTGTGTTCGCGATGTTCTGTACGATCATAATTTCTTGCAAGAACTGGAGTAGAAATCAGCATACTGCTGACAATTGCGAATGTAATAAGCTTCTTCATATTAGAACCTTTCATCGATATCGGCAAACATCACTCGTTTTCTTGGATCTCCATCAGTGATACATCGAGTCAGTGTAAGCGCTTCTTTGTAATTCTTTGTATGGAACATGACAGGAAAGATGATCTCATCATCCTCCATTTCGAATGCCATTCCAACAAAGTAAGTACCGTTTTCTACCATAAACGTATTTATAATTGGGAGAACCGAAGCTCTCCCAACCATATTAGGCAGCATCTGCAAACTCCACCGCAGTTTCCAATGCCTTCGTCTTGAGGTTCTTATTCGAACCGTACCAGGCAGAAGTCATGCGATTATCTGCATTGCGACCAATCATGTGATCAGTCATGAAGGTAACCGCGTTGAAAGCCTGCCACCAGCTACCTTCGCCATATTCGGCGCCAGGCTGTTGATCCATGATTTCGAGAGCGATACCAGCATTCTTGCTGAGATCTTTCTTCGAACCGGTGACAGGGAATACACGCTGGAAATACTCGACGATGTTCTCGTCAGTGTAACGCTTCGAACCAAGATAAGCAGCCATTTCCTTGTACTTCGCAAGCTTTTCCTTGGCAACACCGAGTGTTTCCTTGACAACGTCACCGTCAAACTCGCGGCGATGGCTGACCTTGACAATCTTGCTCGACTGGCTGTTCAGCGAGAGCGTGAGAGTGTTGTTGCAAACGACGCGAACAGGAGTGAAGCGAACGTCGATCGACCAACCATACTTATGCGGATTGGTGAAGAGCAGGTAGGAATCGACCTGATCGCCCTTGAACAATTCGAAGGAATCCTTCACCTTTGCCAAGGCCCAAACAAGCTGGCCATCGCGAAGCGAACCAGCTGTGTGCATTTCCATCTCACCAGCTGCAACGAAATCATTGAAGAATTCGAAGGCCGATTCGTTCTGATTAGGAACCCAATCGTTGGTGATGACGTCGAGGATCTTATTGTCAACGTCACGAACCAGAGCGGAGTGGCCGATGTCGGTTTGTTTGCCACCGATATTGGCAAAAGCAGTAATTGGATTGACCTTCCAGTCAAGACCAGCGGCCTTCAGCATCTGATTCGGTGTAAGGTCGTTCGAGACCTTCGTACCGAGACCATGCCAAGGTGTTTCGCCGGCATAAGCCATCGAAGCCTTGCCGTCGAGAAATTCAATCATATGAGCCATAATATAGTTTCCTTTTTCAATTTGGTATAACCATTCTACCATAGAATGGCCTATTTGTACATGTTTAATTTACGCTGGCGTGATAATCCAGAGGCCAGCAAATACGATAGGGGCAAAGATAAGAAATGAGAGGCTAGCGAGCATCTCGTTGCGAAACTCTGCAGGAGTCATAGTAGCCTTCATATCGCGAATAACTTGAGTGATCGTGTTCATGTTTGCTTCCTTCTTTATTATAGGTCCACCTTACCAAAGTTTTGATAAAATGTACATGTTTATTTTTCGATAAAATCAGAAACCATCTGAAAAAAGTCATCGGGCTTTTCGTCCTCGAGGACCATAAGATAGTCACGAACATCTTCTGTGATGCCATGCTTGGCGAAATATGCGGCGATGGCTCGCTGAACGGTATCCATGCCGAAGTAGCCTATGACAGGACTACTCATACATCATCCTCCATTTGTTGAACCATGATTGCAATGATTTTTTCGAAGTCATCATCAGGATGCAACATATAATCTGCAGAGATATCACTGTACATCTCAGTGCAGGTGTTCATGGTTTCAACACCATGAGTTCCGCTGAGGGCTTCATAGATGAAATCGAAAGGATCATCTTGAGCGAGGATGTATTCATATAGCTTAGTCATTTTTGTTTCCTTCTTTATCATATATCCAGGATACCTTGTTTTCGAAATATTGTACATGTTTATTTCGAAAATTAGAGGTGATTTTCGGTTTTGAATTTATTGGCGGAATCGATGTCGACGAAAGTGATACAAATGGTTGGATTTCCGTTACGGGTAACGGTGGTGTATTGAATGTCGGTGATAGTGGTATAATACGAAGCGAGAGTTTCGAAGATGTTGTGGTTGTAGTCGAAGTCGAAGGTAATGGTGTTAGTCATGATTTTTTCCTCTTTGATTATAGGTCCACCTTACCAAAGTTTTGATAAAATGTACATGTTTATTGTCAAAAAAAATGCGACCGAAGCCGCATTTTCTTATCCGTACATTTGATGGTAAGATCGAACCAGATCGGTCGCTTTCTCAAGGTAGTTTTGAGGACGTTCCCTAAACACTTGTGCCTCGAGAGAATCATCGACACCAATGATGATAACGATATCCTTCACTAAGATGCCTGTCATTTCCCATAGCATGTATGCATAGAGACTGGTCTGTAGGAAGTATCCTTCGATCCAGTCCTTTCGCTTCAGCTTCGCAGAAGTCTTATAGTCAATGATCGACAGACGGCCGTCGTAGTCTGCTATGAGGTCGCATGAACCTGCTAGTTTCAGATGATCGGAGAAGAGCGTACATTCTGTGGCTCTGATCATGTCAACCTTGTCGTCAAGGATCATCTTGATCTGACGAAACATCATCATGTTATGAGGCATCGACGTATCGATGTCATGGCCTAACACATAGTTTTCACACATCGTATGGATGTTAGTTCCACGAGTGGCAGCCCGAGATGAAACTCGAGCTGCTTCGTCCTCGCCTACTCTTTTCTTCCAAGCTTCAAGGGCAGATTTATCAGTCATCTTACCGAGGACGGCGGTGACAGACGGATATCTCTTTCCTTCTGGTGTCTCATAGAGACGTGTTGGACCATCTATCCTTTGCAGCTCCGCAAAGTCTAGCAGATCGTATTCGAAACCTTTACGGTTGAAGTCCGAGTTTTTGACGAGCAATTATATATTCCTTCACTAATTTCGATCGAACGATATCCTGTTCGAGAAAGTCAACATGTACAAAATCATTCAACTTACCGAGGACCTTCATAAAGTCCTTGAGTCCGTTGCGTTCTTGGTCCTTCGTAAGATCTGACTGACGGAAGTCACCGCAGAACAATACTTTACAACCCTTACCAATACGAGTGATCACCGAGTCCAGTTCGTGGAACGTCATGTTATTGACTTCGTCCACAATGACAAAACAGTTGTTCATGGTAATACCACGAACGAACGACGTTGAGATAAACTCGATGGCGTTCTTCTGCTTGAGGATCTCGTATGCATCAGACCGATCAAACAATTCGGTGCAGATTGCATAGTAAGGTGCCTCATAGACCTTCATCTTTTCCTTCTGGTTTCCAGGAAGAAAACCCATATCTCGTGTTGGTACTACCGATCTTACAATATAAATCTTATTTTGTACACCGGTATTTTCCATCATCGATTCAATGGCCTTATACAGAGCAATAAACGTTTTACCTGTACCAGCCATGCCGTGCAACATCAAATGTTTTCCATCATCAAAAGCATCAAACGCAATGCGCTGGTTTTCTGTGAGTGGATTAATATTTTTTAAATTGAAATTTTGAGTTTTAAATGTCAACCCTTCTTGTGTGTCACCATTTTGTCTGGCGATTCTTTTTTCTCTCTTAGTTAAACGAGGTTGGCTATGTTGCACAAGTTGTCCTTATTTTTTATTACGAGCCTTATTTACTGCCTCTCTGGTTTTGGTGCTTTTAATACCTTTATCAGCGTGTTGTTCACCGAGTGGCGAGTATGGGTTGGCATTACCGATTCTATTGAGTAGGTCGTTAAAGCCCGAGTCATTTTTGTGAGTTACGCCTGCTATTCCTGATACAAAATTAGGAGCGCCTATAATTTCTTCGATGTCTGGATTGGCCTCGAGAAAATCAATTTTCTGTTGATAGTTAAAGAATTCCTCGAAAACTTCTCCGGTTTCTTTGAGTCTAAATTCGTATATAGGCATTAATAATCTTCATCTTCTATCAGATCTAAAAGGGTGCTTTTTGCTTTAGAACGAAGGGCAGATCGAAGCCGCTTCTCACTCAAATGCTGACGATGATCATGTGATGTATTTTTCGAGTCGTCATATTCTTCATTATATTTTCTAAAACGCTTAACCGTGTTGCTCATTTGGAATTAACCCTGGAAAAGCTTCGTTAATTGTTGCTGCGTTGAGTCCTTCGACTTTCTTATCCTTGACTGCAATCAAAAGATTTGCATCCTTCGGATGAAGAGATTCGAGAAGACCGATGAAAAGCATTTCGCGCTGAACTTGTTTAATGTCAGGACGATTGCCGCTGAGGTAAAGAGGAAGTGTACGTGCCTCTTGATAGAGTCTTCCTTCGCTGTCGAGCACTTCGCTCGGCTTATAAGGAGGAGCTCCTTCTGGTAGCCACCATCCTACGTTAGGATGGAATGCCAATTCAAGGATATACCGAAGTGTTTCATTATCATACTGTCGTAAGACAGAAACCTTTGATGGTACATCTTTTGCTTCCTTGACCAAATCAAGGATCTCTGCTATCGCTAATGTTCTTTGCATATTAAAACTCGTTAATGCTTTCTAATAGGAGTTTGAGACGACGTTCGATAAAGTAGTTGAAGAGTTTATCTCTTCCTTTACCAGCTTGCTGCTCGTACTGCACGAGCACTTCCTTCTTAATATCAGGAGGAATGAAGTTGAGATCAACGAGCTGCTGATTGCGAAGGTAACCGCGCAGCATCTTCTCGTCACAGAATTCCTTTGGATCTGATACGAGCCACTGATCTAATTTTTTCTGACTAATAGGTTTCTGTCTGGCACCGACAACGAACGTGTCATCTGCTGACAAGAAGTTAGGAACACCGTCGCCAGTATCACCGCGAATGATATGTTCTTTGATGAACTTATCGACGTCGTTCGTCTTACGCCACTTCTTCTGTACAGGATCAAACTGCTGTACGTTCATGTAAGCTTGAAGCTGCACAAAGTCCTTGTCACCAGAAAGAATCAAGATCTTCTCGTTGGTATTGCCATAGGTTTGTGCAAGAGTGCCGATGATATCATCAGCTTCGGCGCCATCGACACGAATGACTCGATAAGGAAAGTAATCCTTGAGTTCATCGCGGACTTTATTGAGAGTCTCGAATACGGCAGTCCAGTTGATCTCGGACTTCTCACGATTCTTACGACGATTGGCTTTGTAATAGGGAAATACTTGACGGCGCCAGTTATTACCAGCATCGCATGCGATAATCATCTCGCCGAACTCGTTCTTAAACTTGACATTATAAGCTCGAACAGAGTTTAGCACCATGTGTCGCAAAAGATCTTCTTCGATATCTGCATTCGTGTGGTTTCCAAGTTGTATCATTAGATTGGAAATCATAACCTGCGAAAGGTCCATAATAATCATTTCAATTTCTCACTCTTCATCTGGTAAAGTATACGTATATTCAATTGTACTGTCTTCATTATATCTAAATTCAAATATGTTGTCAGACATATTATGAAATGGATGCTCGAGATTATACTGTCTGTGCAACAATGCCTTGATGCCTTCCATGACTAAGGCTACATCTTTGATGTATTTATCGTCATTGATATCTACGCCGTAGGCTCCGAACATATTAATTATGTCAGGAATCATGTCATTCATGACTCCAGCCACGTGTTCTTTACGAGTCTGAGTAACCTTATCATGAATTTCGTCTAAGTTCTGAGGCGGCGCCTCGTCGCGCTTGACACCTGGAAATAAGATTACGTTGTCCGTCATTTAATAACCCTTAGTAGAATGGTGTCTTGATTGATTCGGCCATTCGGCTTCGACTCTACGGTCTTGATCTCGTCCATAAACTTGCGTAGGCTGACTTTGCCTGCACCGAGCAATGCTTGAATAGAAACATCTGGCTTTCGCAAGCTCTTGCTTGTAGAAGTTTCGACATCATAACCGATCAAGGTAGTGCCCTTCACTTGGATTCCAGCTGGACCACTCGAATCATATCGAGCCAACTTCTTGTATTTGGTGTTGTAAGCCCATAGCTGTGTACATCCTACGATCTCTGCTGGATGGACAGAGACAATCTTGAGTGAAGGCTCTTCCTTCTGATATTTAAGGTTCTTGACCAGATCGACCGCAGACTTTGCTTTCTTTTCACGTGGCTTACGAACCTTGACAGCCTTCTTGTTATTTACATAACGATCGATGTCACCGAAGAAACTCTGCCAAAAGTTAATCCAAAACTTCAGACGCTTGCCGAAAGCTTCTTGAACTTGCTCGTCATTCGACATAATCTCTGTATATTGAGGACGATAGTAGTCAGCTACGATGCCGAGAATCTGTGCGTTCAGCTCGTTCGCTTGACAGAAGGTGTACATCGAGAACTCTTTGCCATCGATGACATTATCGAGTTCTTCTTCGAGACTCGTGATGATGTAGTTGGCTTTCT